GGTTGCATTCAAGTTGATATTTTCTATGCCAAAATAACAATGATTTTCAGCCATCGTTACACCTGCGCCGCCTTCAGCATTTCACTTGGTGAAGCCTCGCGGTTGAGTAGCACCCCGTCGCCGAGATAGCCGTACCAGGGATAATTCGGGGTAGTATCATAAGCGCCGATTATAGTCTTAGTGGCGTCCAGAGCACCCGCCCATACGCCTAGACCATTCTGGTCAACGCCGGTCTGTGGCCCATTGTAGAATGCCCGCACCCTATTGGCGGTCTTGTTCCAGGTCAGACCCAGGCACATAAAGATCGTGGGGGTGACAGCCAATAAAACCTGAAGAGATACGCCACCGGCTTTGTAATTCCAGTATAGTGCGTTATCCGTAAATCTATAAATAAAACAGTAGTTGTTGTTATCTGCCAAGAACCGGCAAACGCCGTGCCTAAGTCCATCCGTCCACACCCCCGCGTCGTAGACCTTCGGCCATATCAGGATTGTCCCCTCCGCCCCGTTGAACGCAGCTGCTAACGCCGCCGAATAAACGTTGACATAGTCGGTTGCCCCGTCGAAGTAAGGCGTTGTGTGACCATCGCCGATTCCAGGATAGCCCCAATCTATGCCTGTCGCTGCGCCGTTGCGCCTGTTGCCGCTGATGTCATAAGCAACTGACCCGCCAGGTTCCCATAATGGCCAGTGTGCAATGATCGACGAACCGAAGAGCTGTTTGATCTTCAGGTAATATTCCAGGTTGCTCAGTAACAGTAACTTGCTCGCGTTCATAGCTCTTTGCACACTAATTTTAGGATACGCTCCGCACCCTGGTTGACCGGTGTACCGCCTGTGCCCGACCGCACCTTGATATAGATAATGCCCGACCAGTTAGCAGGCGGCAGGAATACGTAGTGTGCAGCGACGACCGTCAATGAAACCTCAGCCCCCGCCCCATCGTACATATCGAAGAAGTTAGTGCCGTCTATCGAGTGCTGGAAGGTCAGGTTAGCTGCGGTCCAGGCTGCGGACATCTCGATGCCCAGCAGGGTAGCACCGTTCAACCTGAAAGCACCGGAAAGAGCCGTTCCGTTTGGGATTATTACAGATAAAATATTTATTTGATTCATTTATTTACTCCTTATAAAGGTTTTTTTAATCTCCCTTGATAGCCTTGAAATCACTCTTCGTTATCGCCCCCTGGTCACTCGGCCCTCCCTGCCGGTCCCACAGTGGATTTTTCAACATTCGGTCGCTTTTCGCCTTCGAGCTCTTCGTGCCGTTCTTTTTCGCTTCCTTCACCGGCTTCAGCACCCCCGGCGAATCGCGGTTCATCCATTCCGCCAGCTCATCCTCGACCTCGACCACATCCCCTTTCAGGTAAGGTCCAACCTGTCCAGACCCGTAATTCCACTGAATGATATATTTAGCCATCTCAACCTCCTTCTTTTTCTTCTCCCCTTCCCTTTTAGGGAAGGGGTTGGGGGTTAGGTCTATTCTGCGTTCTCGGGGGCAGACTGTTCGCCCAATCAATCTGCCCCCATAGTACCGCGTTGTACTTCAACGCAGTCCCTCGGTATTCGTCCCTAGCTCTGGGCTCCGACCGCCCCGTACCAGGTTACCCCATCGCACCAGACGATCGCCGCCTCGTTCTGCGTCGGCGTGCAGATGGCCGTGCCCGCAGCATTCTTTATCGTGATCACCTCCGCTGCATTCGCCTGGTTGCTGATGAAGAGCACGGCACCGACGCATTTCGCCGCTGCTGGCAGTGTCAGATCTCGCGCCGCTTCCGGGTCGAAGGCGAACCCGTTGTATCGGTTGACCTCTTCCACCGTGATCACCCGGTTCGCCCCTAGCGTCTCGACCAGCTTGCAGCTCATCCGGCTCGCCTTATCCGATGGGTTGATCGCAATTCTTTCTCTTGGCATGTCATTCCTCCTTTTCCTCCCCTCGCCCTATGGGAGAGGGGTTGGGGGTGAGGTCAGAGTCGCGTTCTTTGCGACAAACCCCGCCTCCCTTTTCGACTGTTTCGCGTCTTTCGCCTGTTTCGCTTCTTTAGGCGACCGCGATATCATAGATCACGTCCGCGCTCTCTATCCCTGTCACCGCGCCGGTCGCCGAGAAGCGCCCGAATCCCAGCCGCAGCGAGTAGACCAGCCTTGATTGGTCCGTCGCCGGGATGCGCTCGGTCTCCATCTTGACTCTGCGTCGCCACCCGACCTTGAAGCCCCTGCGGTTGAAGGTCACCACCTGGCCGTAGATATTGTTGGCCGGTGTTACACTGGACGGCTTCCCATCCGCCTCCGTCTTCGAGATCGCCAGCGTTCGGATCAGCGGGTGTCCCAGCACAGTTTCCTGCTCACCTACTGCAACTGTCGCTTTGTTGCCATATTTATCATAGGTTGCGAACTCATCCAGCATATCGATCTTGTCCCCTGTGTCCGGATCGCAGGAATAGATCAGATCGTTCGGGTCCATCGGGTGTCCCCAGTCGATCTTGTTGGTGGCATCGACCATCCGCTTCTGCTGGTCCTTCAGCGCAGCCAGATCGATCGCTCCGGCCAGATCTTTCTTGTTGCCGGTAACGTCCACCAATGCCGCGTGCCGGATCCCGTCGAACGCCAGGAAGTGCTTGGTCGCTGCCGGGGCCGCGTCGTCGTTGTTGATGTTGCCGGTCGCCCCGGTCGATGCGTCGCCGTTCAGCACCAGGCTGTCGCTGTAGTATCCCAGCGATAGCGCAATCTGTCGTCTCAGGAACGGAACGAATGCGATGATGCTGTCCTCTTCGAGCTCGCCGCTCCACATCTGGTGGATCACGAACTTGATCGCCGTCACCGCCACTCTGTTCGATCCGGTCTTGACCGTGGCATAGTTCGCAGCGTTATAGGTCGCACTTTCTCCCACGTACAGTAGCTCCGGGAAGTCCACCTCCACCGGCAGATAGGCCACCGGCGCCGTCATCTCGAAAGATTCGATCTGGTTGAAGATCTTGCTCTGCTCCCGTCCAACTGTCCATAGATCGCCCACGTACTGCGCCCCGATGAGCTGCAGGCCGTAGCCGGTCTCGATCGTATCCATCGCCCGGATCGCTCTCTGATAGGCTTCGGTCAGCTCGAACTTGCCCTCTGACTGAAGCTTGCGGTCCTTGCCGTGGAACCAGGCCGCCGGGATGCGTGGGAACAGGTCGTCGATCGCCCGCTTATCCATCTCGCGCACCTTCTCCTGCGGCAGGTAGTAACCTTCCGAAATCGTTTCGAAGGTATTCTTCAGCTCCTCGCTGGGTCCGTCATACACCCCACTGCCGTCCCCTTCCACCCGCTTCTGCCCCTTCAGGCTCGTCTGCAGGTCGTACAGCCACTCGATGTCGGCGATGCTCAGCCCCCAGCGGGCGTATTTGCTTCCCACCAGCTTCCGTTCGCCGCCGTCTCCGCCGAAGCGCATCTTGCGTACGAAGCTCTCGTCCTTCAACATATTGTCCAGGTAGGTTTTCACCATCCCCTCGACCTTCTGCGGCGATGCGTTCTCGTTCATCGCCGTCAGCCGGTCGTTGATATCCTTCACCAGTTTTTCAAAACCTTGCGTGTCCATCTTATTTTCCTCCGATTAGACTCATTCTTAGATTGATTTCTTCCAGTTGATTGACCAGGTCAGCATCCAATGATTCTGCCTGGCTGCCTTCCGGTTCGGTCTTCTCCGCGCTCTTCAGCACCCCCTGGACCAGCTCCACCGCCTGTTCCAGGTCCTTCTTGTTCCTGGCGTTCAGCACCGCCCCCGCCCTTTCATTCTCCCCTCGCCCTTTGGGAGAGGGGCCGGGGGTGAGGTCTGGGGTTAGGTTATCTTCCCCCTCCAGGAACAGCCCGTCGATCTCCATCGGGCACAGCAGCGCCAGATCCGTCTCCCTCATGTATTCGGGCGGCGTCCGTTCCAGCTTCCGGTAGACTTTCTCCAGTTGATTGTAGATATATTTCCGGTCCACTTCCTCCAGCGCAGCATACTCGCGGTAGAGCGCCAGCATCGCGCTGGCCACACCGTTCCATAGTGCTACATCGGAATAAGACTCTTCTTTCGCGGGCTCGAAGCTCTTCCCATCGTGGGATTTGCAGTGCGCCCGCGCTGCTTCCACCGTCCAGGTATCCTTGGGATACCGGTAGGCCTGATCGGTTAACATAGTTTCGCCCTTCAGTTTCCCCTGGATCACCGAGTATTTCTTGCCCTCGTGATCGCGCTCGACCCGCACGAACGAATCCGGTTCGAAATCGCCCGGTTCCCTTAATCTGCAGGCGTGCTCGTTGGGATATGGCCTCCCCTGGGATTGGTTCCCGAATAGTTCCCGCAGCGCCCGGTACTGCCTCTCGATCAGCGCATCCGGGTCCCCCGGCACCGGTACCCCGCTGATATCCAGCAGCTCGAACCAGATCTCGGTCTCCTTGGGGATTTCTTTTCCGCATTTCGGGCAGTTAAGCCGTGCAAATTTGTTGAACATGAGCGTCCACCCCGAGATGCGCGCCTTGCAATTCGGACAGTTGGCGTAGTCGTCCCATCCCACGCTCACCGCATTCAGGTAGCCCCTCCGGTACTTCCCCTCCACCTGCTTGGCGAACTCGTCCGCCTCATCGAACGTCACTTCCGCGATCAGTTGCTTCCCCTCGATGGTAGGTTGCGCCTTCCCGATCGGCAAATGATTTCCCATGTAGTCGTGTACCCACAGGAAAACCGAATTCTTTTTATAATTTTCCAGGTCCCAATGGTCGACCTGCAGGTCCTTGCCGTCTCGCTTCTCCCCCTCCGTCGAAGCCACGAACCGTATCGGTCCGCTGCCGGTCTCGGTTTCCTGCGTCCTCTCGCATAGCGCTCGCATGTAGATCGTCATCTCATCCTCCTCGACCCGTAGGGGCAGGCTTCATGCCTGCCCTCCTATTCCTTCAGCACCGCCGTCATCGTACAACGACAATTTATGTCCTCGCCCGCCAGCCCGATCTGCCCCGGCGCCGGTCCGCTGCCCTCCCCCACCTCGAAGTCCTCATCGATCCCGATCGGATCGTTCTGGTATCTCTGGTGCGCCTCCACGTGCGTCTCACGTGTCCGCTCATCCAGCGCCGCCAGCCACGTCTTCCCGCCTACGGCATCCGTTTGCTCCCAGGCCAGCAGACTTCCGCCGTTATTGGCCCCGATCGTTTCTGTCCGTGCGATCGTCTCCGAATCGGACTCGATCCGTCCCGCCATCTCTGCCTCCACCCGCTGCGCCAGCTCCTCGATCCCTTCCCCCGCATCCATCCCCTCTTTCAGGCTGTCCTTGAGCTGCTGCCAGGTCGTCTCGTTCACTTCCTTGGCAAATCGCTGCGCCCGCCGCTCCAGGAACCGCACCACGTTCGGCTCCATCACGTCGAAGGCGATCCCCAGCCCCAGGTCCTCCATCGCCGCCTCGCCCGCCTCCAGCAAGATGGCTTTCAGCGACGGCCTGCCCTTGATCCTGAACTCCTTGATCCACTGCGCCAGGTTGAATGGCTCGTCGATCACGTCCTCGATGGTTCGCCCGTTGCCCTGAGCGGTCTTGACCCTCTGCTTCAGCCTGGCCAGGATGCTATCCTTCTGCCTTTCGAACAGATCGATCAGTAGTTTCTTGAACTCCCCTTCCTGCCGGTCCGTCCGCCTCGTGAATCTCTTCCATAATCGATCGTGTTCTTCCGATCCGAACTCGATTATTCTCACTCCCCTTCCCGTTTCGGGAAGGGGCCGGGGGTTAGGTCTCCTTCCTTTTCCTTGCGTCGTCGCCCCCTGCGCCGGTACCGGCGCAGGCGCAGTCTTCTGCGCAGGTGATGTCTCATCCTTTACCGGCGTCACCATCAGCGGCGCCCACCAGGCGTCGCCCCATGCCACCTTGTCCATCCCCTTGCTCCCTCGCCACTCGTTGATCGTGATCGCCCCCTGCTGGATCTGCTGGTATTCCCTGGTCCATTGCTCCCCCTCGTCATCCTGCATCGCCAGCACATGCTTATATCCCGGCTCGATCAGATCCACCATCGTATTCTTGAACATCGGCAGGAACTGCTCTGTCAGCTCGCTGGCGATGAAGATACTCTCCGGCACCATCGCCCGCATCCACAGCGCCCGGTCGCTGGCTTTTACATTCTCATAGGTCCTTTGACCTCCCACCATATCCAGCGGCACCTTGAATGCCCGGCAGGCTTCCTCCAGCGTCCAGGCCAGCGCCCCCAGGAACTCCGCATCGTGCGGGTTGATCCCCATTGGCTTCATTTCCGCCTCGAACCGCAGCACCCCCCACCGGTGGAACTTGTCCACCCCCTTGAATCGCTTCTCGAGCTGCAGCTCGATCTCCTTGGCCTGGTCCGGCGTCAGTGTGGATCCCGCCTTGGGCACCACCACCCCGCCCATCTGCAGGCCGTTGTCGAAGATATGCTTGTTGGATTTCGCCGCCGATGTCCCCACGTCCGCCGGTAATCGTACCGTTGTCATCGGCGACAGCGATCCGAACTCATCCAGCGGGTTCGGGTATCTCAGCCAGATCACCTCACCTGGCAAAAAGGCGATCGCCTCTGCCCCGTTGATCGGCGTGTAGGCATATCCCTTGATGTAGTCCACCGCGTCCGTGATCACGCTCACCCGGTCCGGCTTCATCCACCAGATCTCTTTAGGCTCCCCATTTCCATTGATCCCGCGCTCAACTGCCCAGAAGCACTTCCCCCACAGGCACAGCGAGAGCTCCGTCATCGCCAGCAGCCGGTTCATCGTCCAGAAATCGTTCACCTTGCGCAGCAGCTTGATCTCCGCCCCCTCCTTCACTTCCTCCGGCTTCCCGTTCGCCAGCCGGATCGCCTTGAACTCCAGCAGCGCCAGCGCATCCGCCCGGATCGTCGCGCAGGTGTAGATCGCGTTGCTGGTGGTCAGGTAGTCTCCCAGCTCGCTCGGCGTGTACTTGCTGTCGTCGTGCCCATAGTACCGCTCGAACGGGTCCACGACGCCTATACCAGCCTTCCACGCCCTTGCCGCTACTTTGATCCTCTGCCAAAAATCCGTGACGAAGCTCATCTCACCTCATCCCCCCCCTTCCCTTCCTCTTCCCCTTCCTCTTCCCCTTCCCGTTTCGGGAAGGGGTTAGGGGTTAGGTCTTTGGGGGTCAGGTCTTTGGGGGTTAGGTCCTCAATAAAATAATTGCCCTTCCAGCGTCCCGCTCGCCAGCTTCCCGAACGCCCCTGCGCTCGCATCCACCTGGTCATCGAACTTCCCCTTCGGGAATGCCACGTGTTCCTCGATATAGGGTGCATTCCATCCGCCCCTCACCAGCCGGGCGCCTCCCCCCTGGCATAGGCTGGACCATGGCCCCGCCCGCGTTTCCTTGCTGCCGGTAACATCCTCGAAATAGGCCGTTAATCCTTTGTTCGCAAACATCCGGTTCGTCGCCTGTGCCGAATCCTTCCCTGCGCTGCCCGGATCCTTGAAATGCCAGATCGTTGCCGCAGGACCAGGCCGCTTGGCGTCCTCCTGGGCTGTTGCCAGCATCATCGCGTCCCGATCGCCAGGTGACCATTGGCCGCGTGCAATATGTTCAATAAAAATAATTCCGTCTTTCGTCAGGCTCATCAGCACGCCCGCCGTGTAGTCGCCTCCCATCGTCCCCGCCTTGTCCCAATAGCGTACCCGTTGCCTTATCTCCTCGGGTTTGGGTGGCGCTTCCACGATTGCGAACCAGTCCCGCTGGAAGAAATTCCCCAGCCGTAAATAGGGTCTCTGCTGGTATAAGGCCGACCAGTCGTATTCGCCGATGTTCACCTGGATCCGCTTCAGGTCTTCCTCGTTGTATTTCTCCGGCCACAGCGCCTCCCCCGCCTTCCTGCCCAATGCATCCTTCTCGTCGATCCATACCCCCTCCAGCATCTGCTCCCGCTGGAACCTCTCGAAGGTTTTCCCCTTGGGGACTTTTTCGTCCTCCCAGATGGCAGGCAGGCATAGCACCGTCCACCGGTCCGCCTTGGGGTCCCCCGCCATCATCTTCAATAACCTGCCCGACCAGTCGTCCCCGTGCCAGCGCGTGAACATCCCGATCACTGCTGCACCTTTCTCCAATCGTGTATAAGCCGAGCTGGTCCACCACTCCCACAGCCGCTCCCGGTAAGCCTCGCTCTCGGCCTCCTCCCGGTTCTTGATCGGGTCGTCCACCACGAACAGGTGCGCCCCCACCCCCGTGATCCCGCCTCCCACACCTGCAGCCACCACCCCTCCCCGGTTCGGCGCCGCGAGATCCCACTGCTGCACCGACCGGCTGTCCGACGAGAGCTCCACCGGCGCCTGGACTCCAGCCTTCAGGCTGGCATCTATCGTCGCCAGCTCGCCGAATACCGCCCGGTAGCGGTCGCTGTTCACGATCTCCCTCACCGCCCTGGAGTTATCGTTGGCCCGGTCTGCGTTATAAGATGTCAAAATAATGTTGATGTCCGGCATCCTGCCCAGCAGCCAGGCCGGGAATAAATGACTGACCTGCTCCGTCTTGCCGTGCCGTGGCGGCTCCTCGATCAGCAGCCGCCCGATCCCCGTCTGTCCCTCGCTGCGGATGTACGTCTCCACCAGCTCCAGATATTCCGCCACCAGCCGGTGATGCCTGGCCGCCCGGTACCACGGCGCCACGTATTCGGAAAAGTCCACCAGGTGCCGCCGTGCCAGTTTCCGCCTGGCCAGCTCCCTGCGCGCCGCCTCCGGCTTCAACAGGATCCCGCTCACAGCCGTATCAAGCGCCATACGGATCCTCCCCATCTTTCTCATCCCCCCTTCCCGTATCGGGAAGGGGCAGGGGGTTAGGTTCTGGATTTCCGGCTTTATCCTGATCCCCCAATCCACCCTCCCCCAAAATTGCCCTCAGCTCGTCATCGCTCAGCTCCTCCTCATCAGGCTTGGCGCCCTTGCCGATCTCGAGATGGCTCCGTGGGATATAATCCCTGAGCATCTCCAATGCCAGCTTCCGGTCGTTGAAGCTCTTGTAATCGTCCTGCTTCGCCACCTTGATCAGCGCCTCGAATATATCCCGCCGGTGCTCCCACAGCGGCGCCGCCTGCATTATCGCCACCACCGTGTCGATCGTCGGGAATTTCTGCCGCCAGTTGTAGACTGTCCTCGGCCCCGTCAGCCCCAACACCTCCGTCGACAGCTCCTTCAGCGTCCCCGGCCATCTTCCGGTCTTCGGTGACGATGCCCAGGCAATGTAGCACGCCACCCGCCACGGCCATCCCTGCTCGATCAGCTTCAGATATTCCTCGAACCATCGTAGGGGCAGCCCTACCTCTTCGCCCTTCTGTATGAAATGTACCCGCGCCGCCTCGCTGATCAGCCGCGCCTCCTCGAACGAGATCGCCCGCTCCTCGGCGTCATCCTCGACATCCGACATTTCCAGGTCGAACTTGAGCTGCATCTCGTTGAACGTCTTCATAGCTTTGGACCTTTATCCTGGTAAGCCCCTTCCCTTCCTTTTCCCCTTCCCGTTTCGGGAAGGGGTTAGGGGTTAGGTCTTTAGGGGTTAGGTCTCCACCTCCATATACCGCTTCCAGTTCACACTCACCGCCGCCCAACGCCCCGGACTGATTTCTACCCAGCAGTTGTATCCTCCCACATCCCTCACCTCCACCGTCATTCCCCGTTTCAGGCTGCCGACCACCGGATAGCTCGTCCCCGGCCCGCTGCGCACGTTCATCGCCTCCGCCACTACCTTCATCATGATGCCTTGCTCGATCGGCGCTGGTGTTTCATCCCAGGTATATCGTGCGATCGCCTCGCCCCTCCCCGGCCCGCCCGTGTGCAGGTATAGGAAATCCAGCGCCCAGAACGAGCAGCCCGGGCAGCCCAGCGCCTGCGCCTTGCCCATGAACGCCATTATCTCCTCCGGCTTCGGGTCCGGGTGCCCATCTCCGATATACGCCCTCCCCACCGGCACGGTAGGTAATTCGCATTGCGCATTCACCCGGTACTGCTGCAACGACCGCTCCAGCTCGCTCGTCGCCCCGCCCGGTCCCCAGTAGTCCTGCGGCATCACCAGATCGCACCCATCCAGGAAGTCGTACCATGGGAGCTCCGGGTGCAGCGCTGGGAATCGGTATGAGCACAGCGCGATCGGCACGTTGATCCCCA